GGCTGTATGGATGGAAAGTGACAGACTGTAAAATCTGTTTTGAATATGGATTGTAGTATAGAAACTTACCACAGTCTAACCACTTTTAAACCCCTGTAATTACGCTGTTTTTAGAGTAGTTAGATGCGAATAAATGTCGAGAAATGTAGGTAATTCGTGCATTATTTCTACACTATTCCTATACCGATATTCCTACACAAAGCCAGCCTCCTCGCGGTGTAGAGTGCCCTAATTGGTGCTCCCACTTCGAGGAGGCTTTTCTTTGTTTTTACAAGCTATTTTATTTTTTCAATTTCGTCTTTCAGCCACTCAAATTCTCTTTGAGTATAAACCTTTTCAGTGATGTCAGAGATCTTGTGACCGACCATATATTTGATCGCATACTCATCGACACCGTACTTCTTAGCCATTGTTACGAAGTGTTTACGACCATCATGCGGTCTATGCTCAGGGTTCAGATTCAATTCATCTCGAATCATGCTGAAGCCTTTTTGGTATCGAGCATAAGTGAGTGCAGTGTTTTTGCTGCGAGCATTCGGGTTAACATAGTTGAGAAGATATAGGCTTCCAAGTTCCTGTGCCTCTTTATATTTTCGTTCAACCAAATGACGAATCTTTGAATGAATTGGAACCACACGATCTGTACCGGCATCTGTTTTGATACCGCCTCGGAAAGTCCAGTTTTCCAAATCCACATTCTTTAATTCCAGCAAACCAAGTTCTTGGGGTCGCCAACCAGAATAACACTGAATAAGCAGAACATCTACAAGCATTTTATCATCAGCATGTTTCCAAAGCAAGTCCATCTCTTCGTCCGTAAAAGGAATATGCTCGTTCTTAACTGTGACGATTTCTTTGATGGTTTCCTCACTGAGATTAAAAGTTCGTGAATAGTTCCGGTCGACAAGCTCGTACTCCAAGGCATAATCCAGCATCAAGTTAAACAAAGACTTAATCTGGTTTTTCATGGACGCACTTGGTGTCTTCTCTTCACCTCGAACCTTTGATACACCTTCGTCCATACAACCTTTTACATGACGAGCGCGGACATCTTTGACTCGCATATCATACACAGCCGAGCAATACCCCCACGCTGAAGCTACTGAACGAGTGCTTTTAACTGTCTTCTCGTATTCGGCAAGCCATTTCTCGTAAAGTTCCCTCATAGTAATAGACGGTTCAAGGTCGTAAGGATTTTTATTATACTCGACGAGAGCAGCGTAGGCATCGTTGTATGTTGGAAAGTACGACTCCGGTTTAAGAGGCTTGCAGATAGGTCGTCCGTTCGAATCCTTTCCGACACTTATCATAGCTCGAAATGGATTGCGGAGATTCCGATTCTTGATCTCACTGATCTGCCCGAAACCATTTGGCAGTCTACGGCGTTTATTGTTCTTATTTCGAGGTTTTCTTGGCTTTATATTTGGCTGTAATGGAAACCCACAGTGAGGACAAGAAACTGCTTTGTCGCTTACTTGTAATTCGCATTCAGGACATTTTATCAGCATTATTATCACCTTCCCCATTGATTTGCTATTAGTAATCATATATCATAAGTGTAGGAATGTCAACTCCTACATTCCAACTTTTCTTATTAGTTTAGGGAGAAATGAGATATGATTAGTGATAACCAATCAATTTGCCCCAAATGTGGAGGGCAGCTTAAATACTACGATCATGTTCAAAGATTGGTACGGACGAAATTCGGAAACAAAAAATGGGTAGCTATTAGAAGACTTCGGTGCTGTAAATGCAATGCAGTTCATCGAGAGCTTCCTGACTTTATATTTCCGTATAAACAGTATGAAGCAGATATTATTATCGGCGTGCTCGAAGGTCTTATTACTTGTGAAACTTTGGGGTTTGAAGATTATCCTTGTGAAATGACTATGATTCGCTGGCGCTTGTTTCCACCGAGGTTGTTTTTACTAACAGCCGTTCCTAACCTAAAATAGCGATTGAAAGGAGGCAAACGCCAATGGAAGAAATTATATTTGCATCGGGGTCTGTCCCGGTGGCAGTTGCAGCACGAGTCTACGGGAAAGACGCATCCTGGATTCGAGCCGGCATCGTATCTGGGTGGCTGCCGATCGGAAAAGCTACTCGGAGTGGGAAGCTCGTTACGAATTTAGAGGAAATGAACTCTAAGTACGGACGCATCAACTTTTATATTTCGCCTAAGCTCCTCTGGCAGGAGACCGGCTATGTATGGAGGGGTGAACGCGCATGAGTACATTGATACGTCCAGAACTTTCCGAGACTAATCGTTACTGGATCGAGAAACACCGCTATTACGAATTGAAGCATTTCTGCTTGCAATACCCGTTGTGGCGTCATGCGTACAATTCGTTGATAGACTATCCGGGTTCATGGCCTCAATTAGTGCCGCCCTGCAAAACGAATGTTGTTAGTGATCCCGTTACCAAGCACATTGATGATAGGCTGTACTATTCCGACCGCATGAAGATGGTGGAACAGGTTGCAAAAGAAACGGACGAAGAGCTTTCGTGTTATATTTTGGAAGCTATAACGGAGGGCATTTCATATGACCATTTGAAAGCCAGAACCGGTATTCCGTGCTGCAAAGATGTTTATTACGACTTGTACAGACGGTTTTTCTGGCTACTTAGTAAGGAGAGACAGTAATGAAGATTGTAGATATTGCAGTGAAAAAAGTCTATCGCTTCAACTGCCCGAATTGCCAGAGTAGGCTTGAAGCCGACAGCAGTGAGCTGACAGACATCGGAGGGAAGGTAAGCAAGTTTTATTGTCCTGTATGCCGTAAAGACCGCTACATAACTTGGTCTGACTTACGGAAGAAGATCATCTACGAGGGTTCGCAAGAATAACAGTGTCCTTTATGGAGAAGTGAGAGCTGATGCACTATAGCATTGGCTCTTTCTTTTTCTAACTTAGATTAAAACCCGGATGGAGGTGACAGGTATATGTGTTAAATTAGTATCTGGAAAAATCCCCGGGTTGAAATTTTTGAAAAACAATTTGAAAGGAGATCGTTATGGAAGTCATTTATGTAGTTGTCGGAATCTTGATTGGGTATGTCATCTCATCTATCATTCGCCGAAAGCATCCTGTCGGTTTTCTGCGTATTGACAAGTCTGATCCGGACGGACCCTATCTTTTTCTTGAACTGAAAAAGAACGTTAATGAAATTATAGCTCAAAGAACTGTCCTATTAGAAGTGAAGCGTGAAGACTTTATTCCGCACAAATAACACTTCCTTTTATGGAACCCTATTAAAACGAAAGGAGAAACGAATATGGGTGAAGAAAACAGAAGTTTGTTGGAAGAGGAGATCAAAGCCGAAATTAAGCGCTTAGGATCTCTCGAATCCGGAAGCCAGGAGCATACCACAGCAGTGGATAGTTTGACGAAGCTGTACAAACTGAAGCTCGAAGAGGATAAGAATACCTATGAGCGTCTGGACAAGATCGAGAACCGTGAAATCGATCAGGAGTCTAAGACGGCTCAAATGGCAGAGTCTGTCAAAGATCGATACTTCAGATTTGGTATGGCTGCCGCTGAGCTGGTGCTGCCGTTGATGTTCTACGGCGTTTGGATGAGACGAGGTTTCAAGTTCGAACAGGACGGAACTTTCACCTCCCAGACATTCAGAGGTTTATTCAGTCGATTCAGACCGACTAAGAAATAAACCGGTTCCAAAAGCGGAGAGTTCGTGTATATAACACGTTCTCTTCGTTTTTCTCCTGCTCGAAATTTACAAGGGCTATTGTGAGAGATGTAAAAGTGCTTTTTATCTCTTGATAAAATACTGATGGTCGCTATACTTAATAGTGCCACACAATATCAAGGAGGTAATTTGCAATGAGCTTTTTTAACGATGCGCAGAGAGACGGTTTACTTACTGGACGGTATATTTGTAGTGAATGCGGAGGGCTTATGGAATTCGAAGACGAGTGGGAAGATACTTTGGTATGCCCTGCTTGTGGTCACTCCGTCGATTTAGAACACTACGGCATGGAGAATGATGAGGAATATAATGCCTTATACCCGACCAGAGATCAGATCTGCGACGACTAATTAAGACTATTAGCAAAGGGGAAGGAGTCCTGACGAGGGCTCTTTCTCTTTTCTTTTTATAGGTGATGAATATGCGATACCACTTCGATAAGCCAGAAATTTATTTATCCTTATATGGCGAGCGCTATATTTGCGAGCACCCCGTTTATAATAGCTGCACTCTATACCGAATTGAAGAAAAGGGTCTGGCAGTGATTCAGCAGCGGTTTGACACTGATACAAAAAGTACATGGTGGAGCGAAGTTGATCCTTGGATTACGGATGCTTTATATTTGCACTCCGGTTTTCGAGAATACTTTGAGGCACGGGCTGGAACTTGTTCGGACGGGTTATATCCTACTGTAACGGTTCGCCAAATTATGTGGGCATTAAAAATGAAGCCTATTCAGAAAGAACGATGGGAAACCGTATTCGACAGACGAGATATTTAAGCGCAAAAAACGCATCTCCCTTTATGAAAACCATTAAATTTTGAAGGGAGACATGGATTATGAAAACACTAAAGAATAAGCTATATGCTGTAGTATTACTTATTTGTGGGTACTTACCGGTACTTATTGACAAAGATGCAACGGCATTAGTATTCTTTGCGTTTATCGCAGTACCACTATTCTTTGCAAAAGAAAATTGGATTTATTGAGGATTGAGCCGCTAACAACGGCTCTTTTCTTTTCGCCAAAATTACAGCTCCTATTATGGAAATCGATATGATTTGAGAGGAGTAAAAGGAGCATGGACGAAATGAAAATTGGGTCTAAATTCACTACGAGCATTATCTCGAAATTGGCGAGTTTGGCAATCCGAAAGAAATTCGGTTACGATGTAAAACTGAATTTGAATGAGGTAAATGCCACAGTCGTTGATGGAAAGACACATGTTCATCTGGATATAGATGCCGATCTTGAGAAAGATGAACTGACTAAAATCCTGAAAAGTATTGGTTTGTAAAATCGGAAAAGAGCTGCTAACAACGGCTCTTTTCTTTTACTTCGCGAAAATTACAAGCCTTATTATGAGAGACGGGTTAGCTCAGTTGGTAGAGCGCCACACTTCCGTGGAGGTCGTCGGTTCGAATCCGATACAGTCTCTCTTACTTTTTATTTTCGCATGAAAGGAGAAAAGACATGAGCATCGATCAGCTTGATTTCATCTTGTATGACATGTACCACATGGATGCGTGGCTGCCGCCACTATTTGGTAAGTGGACGGAAGATTACAAAAAAGCGAGTTACTCACAATGGGCTGTCGACGAGCTCAGGGATTTTATCGCCGAACGGATCTACCCTCGAAAAGAAGGGTCTATTGATGAATTCTGTAAGCTCACGCATGAATTCATGATGAAGACCGCCAAGTATGCAAGGGTGAATCCAAACACAAGTCTTATGTTTCGATCTGCCAGTGAAATGGCAGCGAACATTTTAGACCTTTTAAGGGCTATGGCATAACAAAAACATGAAAGGAGAAAAGACATGAGTAAAAACCAAGCAATTCAAAAGTTGCTGCATAAGTCAGGATTTTGCATCAGGAAATACTCACCTGTTGCTTTGTCTTGTGTGGCATCCGTCGGCGTTGTGGTCACTGCAATTGCAGCAGCAAAAGCAACCCCACGGGCAGTAGCGTTGGTTTACGCAAACAGCCGTAAAAACCATGACGGCGATCCATATGCATACACCAAGAAAGAAGCGTTTATCGCTGCATGGAAATGTTATATTCCGGCAGTAGCATTTGGAGCTTCTACAATCGCTTGCATTATGGATGCCAATGCACTAAACCGACGCCAACAGGCAGCACTAACAAGCGCATATGCACTCGTCCAAAATTCTTACAAAGAGTATAAGGACAAACTGAAAGAGCTGTATGGAGACGAAGCTCATAATGCCATTATGGATTCCATCATCAAGGAAAAGTGCAAGGAGGTCAGTATCTCTGCTAACGTAGGTTGGTATGGTTCTTCTCTGGACTTTGGAGATGGTATGGAGCCAGAGGTCACTCGCACTTTCTATGACAGCTTTTCGCAGAGGTATTTCGAGTCAACCATTGAGAAGGTTATTCAAGCCGAGTATCATCTGAACCGCAACTTTATGTTCGCGGGAGTTATTCCGCTTAATGACTTTTATGAGTTCCTTGGCCTTGAAAAGACGGAACTTGGAGATGCTGTGGGATGGTCAAGCTGCAACGGTGATATTTACTGGATTGACTTTAATCATCACCGGCTCACTTTGGATGATGGCATGGAGATATATATCATTGACATGGTTTTCGAACCGACAGCCGAGTGGATGGAAGACCTGTAAGTTCGCAAAAAATACATTTCACTTTATGAAAACGAAAAGGAGGTTTCGCTTTATGAATAATGCAAAATTGATTAAAATCCTGGGTCTTGTCGCCACAGCAGTAGGTATGGGAGCTACACTCCTCACCGACTGGGTGAACGAAAAGAAGATGGAAGAGAAAATCGATGAACGCATCGATGAAAAGCTTGCCGCACTTAGCGATGAAAAAGACGAGGAGTCCTAACAAGGACTCTTCCTCTTCATCTGAACGATATGTGTGATGCCAGCACAGCTGTTTCGATTATTCAGCGATATGTTGAAGAGCATCTGTTCAGCCCATCGTTCGCATGGCCAAAATATGAATTTCGAAAAAGGTCGTATCAACAATGGGCGGCATATGAAATCTGTGATCGAATCCTGGACAAGCCTTTCGATGATCCAATCACCGTCATTGAAAACTTCATGTTCGAGATGGCTATGTATGCTTGTTACGGCGAGGATGAGCAGCGTAGCTTTATATTTCAGAATGCAGTCGAAACAGCTGAGGAACTAAGTCTACTATTTGTTTAACCGAAAGGAGAAAACCATGCCTAAACAAAGTTTAGCAAGCATTGCCAAAAGTGTACGGACGGCAATGAAAAAACATAGTCCGGAAATTCTCACTGGCATTGGTATTGCCGGTATGATTACCACCACTGTTATGGCGGTAAAGGCAACCCCGAAAGCTCTGATTCTGCTCGAAGAGAAAAAGGAGGAACTGGATACAGACAGGCTTGAGGCGAAAGACATCATCAAGACTGCTTGGCCTTGTTATATTCCGGCTGCTGTTGTAGGCTCCATCTCTGTCTTCTGCCTGATCGGTGCAAGTTCGACCAATCTTCGCCGGAATGCGGCTTTGGCAACGGCGTATACCCTTTCAGAGTCTACGCTGAAGGAGTATCAGGAAAAAGTCGTTGAGACAATCGGTGAGAAAAAGGAACAGTCTATTCGAGACTCCGTATCAAAAGACAAGATGGTAAAGAATCCTGTTCGAGAGGTTATCCTCACTGAAAATGGTGGCAATACGATCTGCTATGATGTCTTGTCCGGACGATATTTCAAGTCTGACAGGGACAAAATCACCAGAGTCATGAACGAATTAAACCGTCAGATGCGTGACGAAATGTATGTCACGCTGAACGATTTCTACTATGAACTTGGTCTGGATGGAACCAAAATGGGCGATATGCTCGGTTGGAACATTGATAAGGGCTACATCGACCTTGCATTCTCGTCTCAGCTTGATGCAAATGGCACCCCATGTCTGGTGATTGACTATCAGGTGGCTCCTGTTTACGACTATCAATAAAGCTGCCGCGCGAAATTTACAACTTATTTAATGGAAGAACATTCCACAATTTCACACATTTGAAAGGAGATTTCACAATGAACAACAATGAGATTATGAACAACGAGGTCGTTGAGGCTACCGAAGAGGTTATCGAGAACGCTGGTTTGAGCAAGGGCGTAAAGATTGCTGCGGGTATCGGCTTGAGCGTAGTTGTAGGCGTGGTCGTCTACAAGTATGTGGCAAAGCCGGTGATCGCGAATATCAAAGCCCAGATCGAGCAGAAGAAGATGGCTGCTGAGGAGAAGACGGTTATCTTGGAAGAATCTGATGCTGTCACCGAAGACAACTGAAAATGCGAATTTGAGAAGTTCGGATAAGGGAGAGTACCTGTAACAAGGTGCTTTCCCTTTTTCTTTATCTCTCGAAAGGAGGAAAATTATGCAGCAGTATCAATACGACGGTCCGGTTATGCGATTTGATGATTGCGTTCAACATCGTTGGAAAGCAACTACTGTTGCTCCGACAGAGGCGAAAGCAAAGAGCAATCTCGCCTATCGATATAAAAAAGAAAACGGCTTGATGCCGAACACAAAAATCACTCTGCCCGGTAAGCTGATTCCGGCATAAGAAAGGAGATCACCCAGTGGAAGATTACAAATCCAATTCTGATAAAGCTCGTCAGGAGCAGCAGTCAGAAAAGAAAGTTGAGGCGGTTATTACCGGGGCTGCAAAAACTCGAAAAAAAGGCGAGATGCAAAAATTTGCAGATGTCTTTATCGCCGAGGACGCCAACAATGTCAAATCTTATATTTTGATGGAGGTCATCGTGCCCGCGGTCAAAAAAGCGATTTCGGACATTGTCACCACCGGTATCGATATGATCCTGTACGGCGAGGCTGGTCGCAACAAGAAAAACGGAACGGCATCTAAGGTGTCTTATCGGAACTATTACGATCAAGGCGGAGATAGAGTGCGTGCCGGCTCTGTTGGTAATAGACGCAATACGCCTGACTATGATGATATTCTCTTTGATACCCGTGGAGACGCAGAAGCAGTTCTGGATGCAATGAATGATATCATCAGTCAGTATGGAACGGTGAGCGTATCTGATTTCTATGATCTCGCTCGTGTTCCCAATGATAACTTCACTATGAACCGCTACGGTTGGACAAATATTGGCGGAGCAACTGCGGTACGAGTTCGAGACGGTTATATTCTGAAACTGCCTCGTGCTATCCCGCTGAATTGAAAGGAGAAAAATAATGCTTGAATGCAAAGTTTGTGGCACAAAATTCAATGCCATCATCGAGAGACATTATCTCGCTCGTGATAACGGAAAGACCGGACTGGCAGTTGCCTTCGGTTCTACTACTGAGGAGGGACTGTATGATGCCTTTGACTGCCCAATGTGTGGTTGCCAGGTAATTGCTAAAGAACGAAAGCGTGAATATATTCCGTTTATTTCTACCAATGAGGAGGACACCGACGATGAACAGATCTGAAACACTCGACAAGGCAAAGGCATGTGTATGCGGTCAGAGAGAGAACGAATACGGCTCACCTGAAGATAACTTCACTGCTATTGCAGGCTTCTGGAGCGTCTATAAAGGCATTGAATTCACTGCAAATGATGTTGCCATGATGATGGCACTTCTTAAGATTGCACGAATCAGAACAGGAACGGCTACGGACGACAGCTATGTCGATTTAGCTGGATATGCTGCCTGTGGTGCTGAAATCAACTCTAAAAACTGAAAAGGAGAATAACAAATCATGAAAAATAAGACTGAAATTATGAAGAGCGTGAATGGCGTGGCTTCCAAGGCCGTTATGAAGCTCAAGAAGCACAGCCCTGAGATTCTCGTTGTGGCTGGTATTGCCGGTACGGTCGTAAGTGCCGTTCTCGCTTGCAAAGCTACCACTAAGGTAGCAGAGATTCTCGATGAAACTAAGGGTACTCTTGATACCATCCATGAGGGAATGGAAACCGGTGCAATCAATGGTCAGGAGTATACGACCGATGACGGCAAGAAGGACACGGTTGTGGTCTATGCTCAGACGGGAATGAAGCTCGCAAAGCTTTATGGTCCCGCCATCATTCTTGGCACGCTGTCCATTACCAGCATTTTGGCGTCCAACAATATTCTTCGCAAGCGCAATGTTGCTCTCGGGGCGGCTTATGTTGCAATTGATAAGAGCTTCAAGGAGTATCGTGGTCGGGTCATCGAGCGTTTCGGCGATCAGGTCGATACTGAACTGAAATATGGCATCAAGGCGAAGAAGTTCGAGGAAATCGAGGTTGATCCCGAGACCGGCAAGGAGAAGAAGGTTAAAAAGACTGTGATGGTCGCTGACCCCAATCTCCAGAGCGATTACGCTGTATATTTCGACAGCAAGAGCCGCAACTATGAGACTAACCCCGATTACAACCGCATGTTCCTCAAGGCACAGCAGGCATTTGCAAATGACAAGCTTCAGACCCGTGGTCACCTCTTCCTGAATGAGGTTCTGGACGATCTGGATCTTCCTCGTACCCCTGCTGGTCAGATTGTCGGTTGGACAAAGGATGGTCCGGACGGCTATGTTAATTTCCGCATCGTTGAGGTAGAGCGTGAGACCGAGGATGGTCGTCATGAACCGGCGCTTCTGCTCGATTTCAATGTTGAGGGCAACATCTGGGAAAAGATGTAATCAATCACCTTCAGACTTGGACTGGGGGTGATATTTTTAATGTAAAGGAGTTTTAACAATGCGCATCAAACCACGAGCGATAGCCACCGTTCTCTGCATGATATTCTTTGTTGGTTTTGCAGTATGCGGCGTGGTTCGCTATACAGATAAAGAAACATTGGAGATTAAGCAATCTTATCCAGTTCTTGCGGAGGCAGAGCCGGTGATTATGGCGGATCTTCTGATGGAGTCTCCTAACTTAACGCCAGAGGTTGAGAAAGAGCCAGACTACCCTCTTACACAAGAGGAAATCGACTTAATAGCACTCGTAACCATGGGTGAAGCTGAAGGAGAAACAGAACTGGGAAAACGCTTGGTCATTGATACAATTCTTAACCGTATTGACCATCCATCTTTCCCGGATACTGTGTACGATGTTATTTATCAACCCAATCAGTTCAGCGTGATGTGGAACAGCAGGATTGACCGTTGTTATGTCATGCCTGAGATTGTTGAGTTGGTAAAGGAAGAACTTTTGGAACGGACAAATTACGATTGTGTGTTCTTCATGGCCGGAGGATACAGCAAGTATGGTGAGCCTTTGTTTCAGGAGTGTTGTCACTACTTTTCGAGTTATGACTGAAAGGAGAACATAAAATGAAAGCTTTGTTTTCGTACATTCTTTCCACTATGGCAGGGCTTTGTCTCGTAGGAGGCATTGCTGTTCTCTCTGGTGGAAAGGAGTAAATGATGGATATTTTGGATGATTTCATCTCAACCGTCGACGCCATGCTGGACAGTCGGCGGAAAAGACACATTACTGGCGGGATTCTCCTGAGTGCAGCATTGCTGTTCGGAGGTCTCGCCATTACTGTTGTCACAATTCAAACTGACGAGGAGGAATACGAAGATGAGTAAAACCGGTTTTGCCATGTTCTTAGCTGGGGCTACAGTAGGCGCCGCAGCGACATGGCTTTGTCTTAGACGGTATTACGAGCAGATCACGCAGGAAGAGATTGATTCTGTGAAGGCAGCATTTGCCGAAAGAAAGCCCGTAATCGCTAATATTGCCAAGAACGAAAAGAGCAATGAAAAGCAGGAGGAGAATCAGCATAAGGCAGATATTGCCAAGCTGAAACCCGACCTGGTGAACTATGCAGCTAAGCTTCAGGAAGAGGGTTATACCAATTACACGGAGCATAGCAAGAAAAATACTGAAGAAAAAAAGGATGAGCCTATGCCCAATGAACCTTATGTCATCTCTCCGGACGACTACGGTGAGAATGACAATTACACGCAGATCAGTCTGGTCTATTATGCTGGTGACGGAGTCCTTGCCGACGATGAAGATGAAGTCGTCGAGGATATCGAGGACACGGTTGGCGAGGACTTTGCTGAACATTTCGGAGAGTATGAGGATGATTCGGTCTTTATTCGTAACGATCGCCTGAGATGTGACTATGAAATTCTCAGAGACAATCGTTCTTTCTCCGATGTGGCGGAAGGCTCCAACTACTAATAGGAGGATCGAATGACTGAAATTGAGCTGAACAATGAATATTTTGAGTGGATGTGTCAGCTCGTATGTAACGAACGATATAGCCGGAGGCTGTCTTACCATAAGCTTCTCCGTCATCTGCACAATATTGATTTTCAATATATGCTACCGATGGATGGAAATCGAGCAGAAGATGGGATAGACCTCCGGTATCGTTTTGGTTATGAAAAAGAATACGAGGGTCCTATGATTGCCAGTTATCTGGACAACCGCCCTTGCAGTGTATTAGAGATGCTTATTGCCTTAGCATTTCGTTGTGAAGAACACATTATGACCGACCCGGATATCGGCAATCGTATGGGACAGTGGTTCTGGAACATGATTGTCAGTCTGGGTTTAGGGTCGATGAGTGATTCTCGATTTGATGCGGCGTATACGGACGACGTAATATCTCGATTTATGAACCGCAAATACAAGCGAAATGGCGAAGGCGGTTTGTTTACCGTCGAACGCTGCAAGTATGACATGAGAACTGTCGAAATCTGGTGGCAGATGAATTGGTATTTGGACAGCATCCTATAAGGGAGAATTACCATGATTCATACACAAGTGTACGGGTTTTTTCAGACATGCTTACCCGACCAGGCAAAGGAGGTAAAAGAATACTTCCCAAATGGTAAAAACAGCATTCGAATTCGCAAAACCAACGGACAGGAATTTATATTTTCGTTGAGAGAGCCGAAGGCTTGGAAGTTTGAAACGATCGATCAATTTCTTGCCGACATGAAAGGAGAAAAGAAACATGGATGAAATGATTCGTTATATTTTCGGCAGTCTTCGCTGCTCTGAAACTGCGATGCGTGTGTTTGCTAAGACGCTCAGAAAACAGAGGTCTTTCAATCGCAGCACCGTCATGGTCGCCACAGTTATGACTGTGAACATGTTTATCCGGGACTTGGAGATTCGCAGTATGCGTGATGAGATCGGGAACCTTAAAAACGAAATCAAGGAGCTTAAGAAAACGGAAGGAGACTAAGAAACTTCGATGATCGACTTTTTAATGATTTCAACCCGTAGTACGAAGCGTGGTGTAATAGAAATCTATCCGAAGTTTATCATTAAGAAAAGCTCCGACCTGATGATTAGAGGCGGTGACTTCTATGCCATTTGGTTAGAAGATCGAGGTTTATGGTCTACAGATGAGCAGGATGCGCTCCAGCTTATTGACCGGGAACTTGACAAGTATGCAGAGGAAAACCGCAAGAACTTCGATTCGAGTATCAAGGTTCTGCATATGTGGGATTCTGAGTCCGGGATGATCGATTCGTGGCATAAATACTGTCAAAAGCAAATGAGAGACTCCTTCCACATGCTGGACGAGAAACTTATATTCTCCAATATGCCTACAAACAAAAAAGATTATGCAAGCAAACGGCTGAACTATCCTCTTGAAGAAGGAACCACTGATGCATGGAACAAGCTGATGTCCACGATCTACTCTGAAGAAGAGAGAACGAAGATTGAATGGGCTATTGGATCTATTGTCTGTGGAGAGTCGAAGAAATTGCAGAAATTTATGGTTCTGTACGGTGCGGCAGGTACGGGTAAGTCTACGGTTCTGAACATCGTTCAGCAGCTCTTTGAAGGATATTACTCCGTCTTCGATGCTAAGGCACTGGGTTCATCCAGTAACTCCTTTGCGCTGGAAGCATTTAAGACAAACCCGCTTGTGGCGATTCAACATGATGGCGATCTGTCCCGCATTGAGGATAATACCCGGCTGAACAGTTTGGTTTCGCATGAGCTGATGACAGTGAACGAAAAGTTCAAATCGACCTACGCAAACCGCTTCAAGTGCTTCCTGTTCATGGGTACCAATAAACCGGTCAAGATTACGGACGCAAAGTCAGGTCTTATCAGACGATTGATTGATGTGTCTCCTTCCGGAAATAAATTGAGCCCCAAGGAATACAAGGCAGTGACAAAGCAAATCGAATTCGAACTCGGTGCCATTGCTTATCATTGTCAGGAAGTCTATCTGGAGAATCCGGGCAGATACGATGATTATATTCCTGTGACGATGCTCGGTGCATCTAATGATTTCTATAACTTCATTATCGATTCTTACCATGTCTTCAAGAAAGAAGACGGGACAACTCTCAAAGCCTCATGGGAGATGTATAAAACCTATTGCGACGAGGCAAAAGTTACCTTCCCATTCTCTCAGAGGATATTTAAGGAAGAACTGAAAAACTATTTCCGGGATTACAAGGAGAGGTTCAATCTCGATGATGGAACTCGTGTGCGGAGTTATTACATCGGCTTCCGAACCGAGAAATTCGAGGATAAGGCGCTTACTGAGCAAGAAGAGCCTGAGCATAAGCTGATCGAGTTCTTAAAACAAAAATCGGTATTTGACCGAGAATGTGCGGATTGTCCTGCTCAGTATGCTTCAGCTAAAGAAACGCCGACTTCCAAATGGGATGAAGTTTCTACCAAGCTGAGTGACCTGTCTACATCCAGATTGCATTATGTGAAAGTCCCGGAGAACCACATTGTTATCGACTTTGATATTCAGGATAAGGATGGTAATAAGTCTTTTGAACTGAATCTCAAAGAAGCGAGTAAATGGCCGCCGACCTATGCTGAACTCAGCAAAAGCGGTCAGGGCATCCACCTTCATTATATTTATGCCGGTGATGTCAGTAAGCTCAGCCGAGTGTATGACGATCACATTGAAGTGAAAGTCTTCACTGGAAAAAGCTCGCTGCGCAGGAAACTGACAAAGTGTAATGATTTGCCCATCGCAACGATCAACTCTGGTTTACCACTGAAAGGAGAAAAGCAAGTGATAAATTTTGAAGGGGTGAAGAGCGAGAAAGGGCTTAGAACGCAAATCAAGCGAAATCTGAATAAAGAATACCATCCGGCAACAAAGCCCAGTATCGACTTCATTTACAAAATTCTTGAGGATGCTTATGCAAGCGGACTCAATTACGATGTGACAGATATGCGCAATGCTGTTTTGGCATTTGCAGCAAGCAGTACGCATCAGGCAGATTACTGCATCAAGCTTGTCAACAAGATGCAGTTCAAATCCGCAGACCAGTCAGCAGGAGCAAAAAACGATGATGCTAAGCTCGTGTTCTACGATGTTGAGGTGTTTCCTAATCTGTTCCTTGTGAACTGGAAAATCGAGGGTGAAGGCAAGCCTGTGGTTCGTATGATTAACCCTACTCCGACTGAGATCGAGGAGTTGATGCGATTCCGTCTGGTTGGTTTCAACTGCCGCCGGTACGATAATCATATTCTCTATGCCAGGTTGATGGGGTATACGAACGAGCAGCTTTATAATCTCTCGACTAAGATCATTAACGGCAGCGCAAATTGCTTCTTCGGTGAAGCCTATAATGTATCGTATACGGATGTGTATGATTTCTCCAGTAAGAAACAGTCTCTGAAGAAATTCGAGATTGAACTGGGTATTCACCATCAGGAACTTGGTCTGCCCTGGGACAAGCCTGTACCGGAGGAGCTTTGGACGAAGGTTGCCGAGTATTGCGACAACGATGTTATTGCAACAGAAGCAACCTTTAATGCTCGTAAGGCTGACTTCACAGCTCGCCAGATTCTGGCGGATGTGGCGGGGATGTCGGTCAATGATACGACAAACTCTCTGACTACCAGGATTATATTCGGCAACAACCGCAAGCCTCAGGATCAGTTCAACTATCGTTTTATGGGCGATGAGAGTCAGATCTTCGACGCTAATGCAGATCTCCCTTTCACGATGGGGCTTGAAGATTATGACGAGTTCACCCAGTTCGATAAAAACCATCGTCCTATTTTCCCGGGTTACACATTCGAGGGCGGCAAGTCTGTCTATAGAGGCGAAGAAGTTGGCGAGGGCGGCTATGTATATTCTGAACCCGGCATGTACAGTAATATTGCCCTGCTGGATATTGCCTCGATGCATCCGAGCAGTATTGTAGCGGAAGAGCTATTCGGACCGGAGTACACAAAGCGGTTCAATGAAATCCTTCAGGCTCGTATTGCTATCAAGCATAAAGACTTTGATAAAGCAAAGAAAATGCTGGGCGGTGCATTGGCTAAATACCTGACAGACGAAAACGCCGCGGCTGATTTGGCACAGGCTCTGAAGATTGCGATCAACTCCGTATACGGTCTAACCTCAGCCGGATTTGAAAATCCGTTCCGAGATAATCGCAACAAGGACAATATCGTTGCGAAGCGTGGAGCTTTGTTCATGGTTAACCTCAAGCACGCCGTTCAGAGCCAGGGCTTTACAGTAGCGCACATCAAGACCGATTCAATCAAGATTCCGGATGCAACGCCTGAGATCATCAAGTTCGTGACTGAATACGGCAAACTGTATGGGTACAACTTCGAACACGAAGCAACCTATGACCGTATGTGTCTGGTGAACGATGCAGTTTATATTGCTCGATATGCTACGGTTGAGAAGTGCTGTGACCTGTACGGGCAAAAGTACATCGACTCTGCAAAGGATATTTGCAAAGAGAACAAAAAGCATCCATATGCATGGACAGCAACAGGTACTCAGTTCCAGATTCCTTATGTCTTCAAGACGCTCTTCAGTAAAGAGAACATTGAGTTCGAGGATATGTGTGAAACTAAGTCTGTAACTTCTTCGCTCTATCTCGACATGAACGAAGCCCTTCCGGATGTCTCTAAACTGGAGGACGAGGTCGTTGCGCTGAAGAAAAAGTATGCTGATGCTAATGGTGACTATCCTTTTGATGTCGATGAGGAAATCCAGACTAAAACATCCGAAATTGCTAAGGGGCATGACTATCATTTCATTGGAAAGGTCGGTCAGTTCTGCCCGATTAAGCCCGGCTGCGGAGGCGGTATCCTGCTTCGTGAAACGGAAAACAAGAAGACCGGTGAAAAAGGCTATGCCGCAGCTACTGGTTCCAAAGGATTCCGTTGGCTCGAATCTGAGATGGTTAAACAGCTTGACAAGCAGGGTGATATTGACCGTGGTTATTACAACAATATGGTCGATGAAGCAGTCAAGTCTCTGTCTGTTTATGGCGACTTCGAACGCTTTGCGGCGGATGAGCCGTATGTTTCAGACAACACCCCTCCATGGTTTGGAGCTGGTGAACCTCACGAAGAAGACACTACGCCGTTTGATGTGAGGTAACGCTTATGATTCTAATTCTGTTAGCAGTTGCTGTGCTCATTTATATTTTGTGCACGGCTGATTCCACCGAGTCCTGTATTCCCAGTGAGGAGTGCAGGACTTGTCCATTTCCATGCGATAAACGCAAAAATTGAAAGGAGAAAATAATTATGGCTTACAAAGCAGTAGACAACATTATCATCGAGAACGCTCGAATCATCTTCCGCAACTTTAAGGGTGAGGAGTCCAAGTATAATCGTGCTGGCTCCCGCAACTTCTGCGTGGTCATCGAAGACCCCGATATGGCGCAGAAGCTCATCGAAGATGGATGGAATGTTCGTGTCCTGGCTCCTCGTGATGAGGACGAGGCTCCTCGCCATTATATTCAGGTGGCGGTCAGCTTCGACAACATCCCCCCGAAGGTTATTATGATTACTCGTCGAGCTAAGACTCAGCTGGATGAGGAGTCTATCGGAACTCTGGACTTCGCAGAGATCCGCAATGTCGACCTGACTATCCGTCCCTACAACTGGGAGGTCAATGGTAAGGCTGGCGTCAAGGCATACCTTAAGACGATGTATGTCACCATTGAAGAAGACGAATTCGCTGAAAAGTATGCCGAAACGGAGGGTCCTGAGGAGATGCCCTTCTAAAGGTGAATAGGTGCCAGCTTAGTACATGTCTGGTTAAATGTCCAGTAAGGTCTCGATTAGGTGTGCACGCCTATGACGGTAAGAGGAAACAGCCTTATTCCCTTTAATAACCGAAAGGAGGTAAAGCCATGTTGTGGCAGAAAAAGAAGAAACGCAAAAAGGCTACTAAATCTAAAGCAGTTACTCAGACTGCTCCTCATCAGCTGGCGGAAGAGCTTCCGCAAACGACTGAGCCTGAGGAAAAAGAAGAAACGCCAAAGCAAAAAAAGCCCGCTGGGAAAAAATGCAAAAAGGTTTTGTCTCCGGAAAAAGCTTTCTTAGATGCATTCGGACGGTTGACTAACCGGTATCGGGCTTGGGATGTTTGGCGTGACTTCATTACTATGTTCGCTTGTTCACTATCTAATCCTCTTGATAAGGAGCACCGGGATAAGCGAGAAGCGTTATATTTGGAAGTCATCAAAAAGTACAATAAGCAGGATCAAGAGTTGTTTCCTGAACTGGCTGCTCAGACGGTCTTGGCTTTGGAGAAAAATCCGGAGCAAGATTTTCTGGGCAGCATTTTTATGTCTCTCAATCTCGGCAACGAGCATAATGGACAGATCTTTACGCCGTATCATGTCTGTGAGCTAATGGCTGAAATGACGATGGACGACACGGTAAAAAAGGTAGAACAAGACGGTTATATTTCAATTAACGATCCGTGCTGCGGAGCTGGGGCCACATTGATTGCCGGAATCCACACTGCAAGGAAGCAGTTGGAAAAAGTAAACCTGAACTACCAAAATCATCTTCTCGTCGTTGCACAGGATATCGATGAAACGGTGGCGCTTATGTGTTATATTCAGCTTTCACTTTTGGGGGTAGCAGGATATGTAAAGGTCGGAAACTCTCTGACAGAACCGATGACAGACAACGACAATAAAGAGAACTACTGGTTCACGCCAATGTATTATTCTAATGTCTGGGTGCTGCGTCGGATCTTCGGAGGGCGCTGATGGCAGGCATATCACTTCGAGATTATCAAACAGATGCTGTTGAGAGAATGAAAAACGGCTGCATTCTCTGTGGCGGTGTCGGTAGTGGCAAATCCAGAACAGCTTTAGCCTATTATTACAAACAGAATGGCGGTAAGCTCAGCACAAAGAATTATATTCGGATGCCGGGTACGCCAAAAGACCTGTACATCATCACCACGGCGAGAAAAAGAGATACTTTGGAATGGGAGGGTGAGCTTTCGCCCTTCCTTCTCTCTGTTCACGCGGAAGTCAATACCTATAAAAATAAGGTCGTCGTTGATTCCTGGAACAATATCGGGAAGTATGCAACGGTTACGGACGCATTCTTTATATTTGACGAGCAGCGCGTTGTCGGTTCGGGTGCATGGGTAAAAGCATTTCTGAAAATCGCCAAGTTTAATGAATGGATTCTACTATCCGCGACCCCAGGAGACACATGGGAGGATTATATTCCTGTCTTCGTAGCAAACGGCTTTTACAAAAACCGTACAGCTTTCAAAGAAGAGCACATGGTCATGACCTGGGTGAATGGAAAGTATCCGAAAGTAGACAGATATTTAGGGGTAGGACGACTCATCCGACTTCGTAATCGCATTCTTGTGGATATGGATTTTAAGCGGGAAACCTGTTCGCACCATGAGGATGTTTATGTCAATTATGATGTTGCGAAGTATAAAGAGACAAGTCGTCTTCGCTGGAACCCATATAAAAACGAGCCGATTGTCAACGCCGGAGAGCTCTGCTATGTATGGCGACGCATCGTAAATGAGGACGAGTCCAGACAAATCGCTCTAATGGAACTGTTTGAGAAGCATCCTAAAATGATTGTCTTCTACAATTTCGACTATGAACTTGATATTCTGAAAAATCTCTACTATGGAGAAAATGTTGAGATTGCAGAATGGAATGGTCACAAGCATCAACCGATTCCAACTTGTGACAGTTGGGTGTATCTGGTTCAGTATACTGCCGGAGCCGAAGGATGGAACTGCATTAGCACAGACACCATTGTGTTCTACTCGCAGAATTACTCCTACAAAATTATGAAGCAGTCAGCTGGGCGAACCGATCGCTTAAATACTCCGTTCAAAGATTTATATTACTACCATCTGAAGTCCCGTTCCGGCATTGATTTGGCTATCAGTAGAGCATTGAGCGAGAAACGGAATTTCAACGAAACCAAGTATGTCGGCAGCTATAAACCCAAAGCTGCCTGAGAAAGGAAAAAAGATGATAACAATTGATGTCGCGGAGTATTGCTCTGCTTGCATGGACTTCGATCCAGATGTTCAACGACCGCAAAAAGCATACGGAATGAGTGAAGAGATCGTCATATCCGACACGGTCATTCGATGCTCAAATCGATATCGGTGCAAAAACATTGAGCGATACCTGAGAAAGAAGGTGACGGACGATGGCGTTGGCAAGACTGACGAAGCAATGCCATGAATGTCCTTTTGTCGAGACCTGTGAGCACAAGGAAATGGAAGCATTGGGATATTTACCAGAACCGATTATGGCAGATGTCAAAGTCCCGGTTACTGCTGATATAGCAGCTCCCATTTTGAGAGAAACTGTAAGCCGTGTAGTAGACGGCAAAGTTGTAACAATGTATAAGGACGAGTTGGAGAAGATCCTTTATAAGGATTTATATTCTCATCTCGGACTTCAGATTGGAGGATAATATATGCCTGAATACGAAAAAGATACATTATATCGTCCAGAAACGAAGAAGAGTGGCAGCCTTGCTTATAAAATCGGGCAGGCTATCGCTATTCTGATGTCTTTGTGTGCCAGTGCGATTATCGTAGCTGCGACGATCAAGCTTATTATGTGGATTTTGTAAGGAGTTTTTGCAGATGAATGAAGAAAAGGAAGTCTATTTTGACCAGTATTGCAAATCGTGCAAGCACCACGGTCTTGAAGAGTCCAAAGACCCGTGCAATGACTGTCTCGCAGAACCCGGCAATACAAATTCCCACAAACCAATGAACTATGAAAGCAAAAACAATTCTTGATACCGAGAAAAAGGATGCGATTGATATTGCAACGGAGCTTTGCTATAGCGAAGAAGTTAAGAGAAAAATTGCACAGGCAAAATCTGTTTATGAAATTGGTCGCATCCTTAAACAGGCACGGCTCGATCAAGAGTGATATTTCTGAAAGGAGAAATCATGCAAATATATATTGGAGAACGGCAGAGTGGAAAGACTACTATGCTCATCGAAATGTCTGAAAAGACCGGAGCCACCATTGTTGTGGCTACTTATCCAATGGCCAATTACATTCAGTTACTTGCTGCTCAGATGGGTAAGAAAATTCCTGTTCCTATCACGGTGACGAACTATATCCGTCTTCTCGCAAGAGGCGGCCTTGGTAAGAGCGAGAAGTATCTCGTAGACGAGCTTCAGATGATGCTCTCTGCTATGAATGTCGAAGCTGCTACGGTTGACTGCAACTGCATTGAGGTTCTTCGCGGTCAACAGAAAGAAGGTTTGTAATGGCCGGGCTTAAAATGAATGTTGAGTTCCCAACGCGCCTTGTTGAATTCAAAGATGGTGTTCGCCGTGTTGACCCTGTTTCCATCAAGTTCTGCGATGAGGAGAACGCCAATCTATGTGCGCTTGTAAAGCACAACGAGGCGTTAAGGAAAGGAGAAGCAAATGTTGAAAATTGAAAACACCGAGGTTATGGGCTGGGAGCACGCCATTCGTGGTATGAGGAACCCTAAGAACTCTTGGGAGAAGAGTGATAGTGGTTATTGCGATACGATCGGGGATAAATTCGGTGATGTTATAAAACCCGAAAATTATCGTCTTGGTCCTAACGATTTCGACCTTATGTCTCGTCTTCGCAATGCCGGTACCGATCATCGTAAGTTCATGCGGATGATTACTGTCTATCTCGACATCACTGCCCCGCTGTACTGGTGGAAGGAGTTTGATACTTATAAGGTTGGTACGGTTGCGAACTCCTGCTCTACGATGCACAAAATCGCGGATAAGGAATTCACACTGGACGACTTCAGCTATGAGCATCTGAATTGCGAACCCTATCACCGTAACTGGATTGAGAGTGCAACCGTCGATGAAGACATCACTTCGCTACACAAGGTATGGATGACGCCTCTTGATATTCTTAGATGCACGATCGAGATGCTAAACGCATATCGCGAAAGCTACCTTGAAACCAAGGATAAGCAGGATTGGTGGCAGATGATCCAGCTTCTTCCGAGCTCCTACAACCAGAAGCGGACGGTAATGTTGAACTATGAGGTTCTGGCGAACATGTATAAGTCCCGTCGGAACCATAAGCTCGACGAGTGGCATACGTTCTGTGAGTGGATTGAGAGTCTGCCTTATTCTGAGCTGATTACTGGCGAAAAGAAAGGATGAAAGATGATGAAATTCGTAGTCAATCAGCTTCCTTATTACGGAGAGCTGTGCCCACTATGGACGATGTGCAGTAAAAACGCAAAGGAACATGAATGCCCGAGATACTGGGATAAATATAAAGTCTGCTCGGATGAAAACCCACATGAATGTGAGCACCTTATCGAGACGGAGAAACTCTAATAAACGGTTTCCTGCACGAAAAATACACCCCCTATTATGAAAGGAGGTAACGCACAATGAATTATTTTCTGGCAGTTAATGATCGGCAACTTGGCACTTGCTTGAGAATGCTGTTTGCTGAAAAACTTCAACCTGCTGTCCAAACCGTGTTAAACGAGAAGGGCAAGATTGAGTTTCATATTAGCATTGCAGCAGATCAGGAAGTGTTCGAAGAGCTGAACGAACGCTACAAGATCATGATTTCGTAAGTTACTCGATTTCGAAGGTAAAGGGGCCGTAACAAGCCCTTTTACTTTTGTTATATTTGTGGTAACATACTATGAGGAGGCGATGTCAATGAAAGTCAAATCCAGAATGTCCTGTCCGATTCGAAGAAAAGACGGCACATGGACAACTGTCATCAGAGAATTTGAGGAAGATATTCCGGATCTCGGACGGGAAGAACTTATCTGCAACAAATGTGGACGCCCCGATTATCCGAAATGCAAGGAAACGGTTTGTGAAGCCTGGAAATACCACAAATCGAAAAATTAACATTTTATGTAAGAGCTGAGGTTAAACCTTGGCTCTTATTTTTTGTGTAAAGGAGAAAACTATGCTTGCCAGAGAAGCGACAAAAGCGGATATTCAGGCTGTTCGTGACCGTCTGCGGGAAGCAAAAGAACAACGTCAGCTTGATATTCAAATAAACCAGGCTATTGCACTGGTAAATCGTAATCACAGGAGGAAAAAATATGACGCCGAACGACTATCAGCAGGCAGCTCTTCGTACAGCCCCAGGAGATTTACCGCCTGAGAGACTTCTGCTCAATGGTTTAATGGGACTGAACGGAGAAGCCGGCGAAGCAATTGATATTTTGAAAAAACATCTGTTTCAGGGGCACGAACTGGACACTGCACATATGGCTAAAGAGCTTGGAGATGTGGCTTGGTATCTCGCTGTAAGCGCAAACGCCATTGGGTATGACCTTGAAACCATCACGCAGATGAATGTGGATAAACTGAAAGCCAGGTATCCGGATGGTTTCGACGCTGAACACAGTCTGCATCGCAATCAGGATGATATTTAAGGAGGGTTTTCTATGAATGAACGATTCGGAGAAAAGGTAAAAGCTATTTTTGATAGTATTACCGTTCTTCAAGCAAAGGACAGCGACTTGAAACGAGATAACGCCAACATCAACGGTGACTCCCCCATGGGGGCTATGCTGCAATATGGTGCCAATACTGCCAAGGAGTACAATTTGGAGTATTTGATTAAACCTGCAATTACAGAACTTCACCGCGATGGATGGATTCATATACACGATCTTGACTTCTATGCATGGACGACGACCTGCACGCAGATTGAGCTTCGCAAGCTCTTCAAGAATGGATTCAATACCGGACACGGTCATCTGAGAGCTCCAAAAAGCATCGGTTCGTATGCTGCTCTGGCTGCTATTACCATTCAGTCGAATCAAAATGACCAGCATGGCGGACAGAGTGTCGTGGACTTCGATTATGCTATGGCCGAAGGTGTTCGTTACACCTATCAAAAATATCTGAAAGAAGGCTATGAGATTTGCGAACGCCTCAACGATCTGAAAGATAAAGCATGGATTCTCGACTATGCTATGGAAAAGACCACCCGTGATACCTATCAGGCTATGGAGGGGTTTATTCATAATCTGAATACCATGCATTCCCGCGCCGGCGCGCAAGTTCCATTCAGCTCTATTAACTATGGCACAGATACATCTTGGGAAGGTCGTCTTGCTATTGAACAGCTTCTGCTTGCTACGGAAGCAGGACTCGGTCATGGCGAAACACCAATCTTCCCGATTCAGATTTTCCGTGTCAAAGAGGGTGTCAACTATAATCCGGACGATCCAAACTATGACTTGTTTAAGCTGGCAATGAAGGTAAGTGCCAAGAGACTGTTCCCAAATTTTGCTTTCATTGACGCTCCATTCAATCTCCAGTATTACAAACCCGGTCATCCTGAGACGGAGGTGGCTTACATGGGTTGCCGTACTCGTGTAATGGGTAATGTTTATGACTCGTCTCGTGAGATCGCTCCCGGTAGAGGCAATCTAAGCTTCACTTCTATCAACCTGCCTCGACTTGGCATTGAATCCAAAGGCGACTATCTCACTTTCTTCAAACTACTGGATAAAATGCTCGACGCTACGATGCAGCAGCTTCTCGACCGGTATAAAATTCAGGCTTCGAGAGTAGTTCGCAACTTCCCATTCCTTATGGGAGAAGGCGTCTGGATGGATTCTGACGGGCTTTCTCCTGATGACACGGTTGGAGAGGTCTTGAAGCATGGAACGCTATCTATCGGTTTCTGCGGGCTTGCAGAGTGTCTTGTAGCGCTTAATGGCAAGCATCACGGTGAAGATGAGTTCTCCCAGGAGCTTGGCTTGCGTATTGTCGGCTATATTCGTGACTATTGCAACCGTAAGAGCACAGAACTCAGTATGAATGTAACCTGTCTTGCTACTCCCGCTGAGAGTTTAGCTGGGCGGCTGCTTCGATCTGACAGAGAAAGATACGGAATTATCAAAGGTGTTACCGACCGTGAATACTACACCAACAGCTTCCATGTTCCGGTATATTACCATCTCCCTGCACTTAAGAAAATCGATATTGAAGCTCCGTATCATGCTCTTACTAATGCCGGTCATATTTCCTATGTAGAACTGGACGGTGATCCGACCAAAAACCTTGTAGCTTTCGAACGAGTTGTAAGACACATGAAAGAAGCCGGCATCGGTTACGGAAGCATCAACCATCCTGTAGATCGAGATCCTGTCTGCGGTTATAACGGTATTATCAATGACACCTGTCCCTGCTGCGGACGGAGCGAGGCTGATGGAGTTCCGTTCGAACGCATTCGTCGCATCACTGGATATTTGGTCGGAACTCTTGATAAGTGGAATGACGCTAAGCGTGCGGAGGAGCGAGATCGTGTCAAGCATGAAGTTGATTCGAATTTCGGGGATTGAACCGGAATCCATTGTTGATGGAGAAGGCATCCGATATGTGATATTTACACAGGGTTGTCCTCATCATTGCCCAGGCTGTCATAATCCTCAAACTCACCCGTTCGGTGGCGGAAAACTCGTGTCGATCGAAGATATACTCGATGATATTTCAAAAAGAAAAAATTGGATAGACGGCATCACCATTTCCGGAGGCGAGCCGTTCTGTCAGATTTACCAGTGTGCTCTGATCGCTGAAAAAGCTCATCAAATGGGACTCAGCGTTTGGTGCTACACTGGTTATCTTTTTGAAGACTTGTACAGGCAAGGCATCGAGCTTCTGAAACATATTGATGTGCTTGTTGACGGCCCGTTCGTACAGGCTGAAAAATCGTTGGAGCTTGACTTCAGAGGAAGCCGTAATCAGCGAGTCATTGATATTCCGGAAAGCTTGAAAGACGGCGTAGCGATCTTGAAACAAACTTAGAAGAAAGGAGTACCTGCATCATGGCGAACACTACTAATCCTCGACGAAATGCCGAAGGATATCCTGACCCGACCGCTTACGAAGCCCTCAAGAATATTGATCGTGAAGAAGACGAAAGATTTCATAGACTGCTGCATACACTGTTTTACTTGTGCGAGTTGGCTGGCTTTGAGATCGAAGGTCGGATTATTCTGATTGATAAACGGAACGGACGGGTTTGGAGATGAGAGAAATGAGTCCGTACATACTTGAAAATTGTGTAAATTTTAGCCCACTTTTGTTTGGCGGATTCGGGCAAAAGCCCACTTTTGAAAAAATTTTTGAGCGTGTACGGACAATTTTCCTAAAAAAAGCCCAGAAAAAGTGGGCAAAAGCCCGGTTTTGAAAACCAAAAGTGGGCAGAAAAATTCGGAGGCATTTTCTGAAAATGGCACTTTTTAGGCGTTTTTTGCCCCAAAATGGCCGATTTGCGCCGATTTGAAATTTTTCTTGTGAAAAAAGCCCACTTTCCCACTTTTATTTCTTATTTAATTGCGATAAAAAGTTTTAATAAATATATAAATAGGGCGAGAAAAGTGGGCATTTGGCCAGAGGTCGGAATACATAGCACAAGTAGACGAAAATGTCAAGACTTTTTACCGAAAGTTCTTTCTTTTTCTTTCAGACTGTGCTATACTATAAGCGCCACACAATCTAATATGTTCAAGTCGTTTGGGGAAAACTGCTTTGGTAAAAAGTGTTTTCTCTCTTTACTCATTTCATTTGTCCCTTTGCGGCTTGATTAAGATTGTGTGGCAACAATGAGGGTTGACACTTTTTCAGTGCGTCTCTCGTTGTGGGGGCGCACTTTTTTAATGCCCTCGGAAAGGATGGGATAATGAGATGAGAAAGTTCTTGGCAGCGTGCATGGCGATTGTCATGATATTTACGATTGCAGGTTGCAGTTCAGAGGGGCATGAAGGAGAAGCTAAAACTCCATCGGGTTCCAGTATTCAAAAAGGCAAGGATTATCAAAAAGTAGTTGACGAATTTGAAAGTAGTGGCTTCACAAACATCAAAGTTGAAAAACTTGACGACCTTGTTACTGGTTGGCTTACAAAAGACGGTGAGGTCGAATATGTTTCCGTGGATGGCGATACTGGATACTCTGCTGATGCTTGGTATCCGGCTGATGTCGAAGTCGTAATCACATATCACACATTCCCGGAAAAAGAAACTTCTAAAACAGATAGCGAATCCGTTTCAAGTGAAGATCCTGCTGTTGATATTTTGACAGTAGATAATTCTCCAGAATTGGCAGCAATGCTTTCTCTTAAAGCAGATATGGATCAATCGTATGCCTATTTTGCAGAGGATCATAAGAATCAGGTTATTGAGTTTGATGGCTGTATTACCTATCTTACAAACCACGATAATTACGACACCCGATATGATTTGCTAATCAGTGCGGGAGACTATGTGGATGAAAATACTGCAAACCCTGGTCCAACTTTTAAGTTTAAGGATGTTGGGGTATATGATTTAGGGGACGGACTTACGCTTGCTGATTATATCAAAGTCGGCAGCAATGTAAGAATACAGGCTAAAGTGCGGAGCTACAATTCTGATACCGGTCTCTTTGAACTTGATCCAGTAAGTGTAGAAGCTCGATAACAAACAACTTTATATTTGACCGAGATGCTTAAACGGTGTCTCGGTCTTTTTTTATGCCTTTTTCCGCCGCGCGAAAAATACATCCCCTTTTATGAAGAGAGGAGTAAAAAAGCTATTTTTAAGAATAGACATTCTCTTTTCAGTTTTGAAAAACTACATGAAAGGAGGCTCATTTGCCAATGCTCGAAAGTCAATTTCAATCGAAGCTCATTAAGGAGCTTAAGAAACTTTTTCCGGGTTGCATCGTGATGAAAAGCGACTCTGGATATTTACAGGGCATTCCTGATCTGCTTATTCTATTCAATGACAAATGGGCTGCTCTGGAATGTAAACAACACGCTGGCGCAAAAAAGCAACCGAACCAAGAATATTATGTGGGCAAGATGGACGAGATGTCTTTTTCCAGATTTATTTGCCCTGAGAACAAGGAGGAAGTGCTGCATGATCTTCAACAATCATTCCAATCTTGAAGGGCAACACGCTTTTCTTGGTGCCAGCAAGTATCATTGGATTAACTATGATGAAACAAAAGTAGCCGATGCTTATTCAAAGTTTTTGGCCACACAGCGAGGAACCGTTCTACATGACTTTGCATGTCAATGTATCACTTTGGGGCAAAAACTCCCCAAGTCACAGAAAACATTGAACATGTATGTCAATGACGCAATTAGTTTTCGTATGGTGCCTGAACAGATTTTGTTCTATTCAGAAAATTGCTTTGGCACAGCTGATACGATTGTGTTTCGGAATGGTACGCTTCGTATTCACGATTTGAAGACCGGTGTCGTACCGGCGCACATGGAGCAGCTTGAAATATACGCTGCTCTTTTTTGTTTGGAATACAAGGTGAAACCATCGGAAATCGAGATGGAACTTCGTCTGTATCAGAACAATGAAATTCTATATCACACGCCTACTGCCGAAGATATTGTTCCAATCATGGACAAAATTATTACCTTCGACAAGGTTATCAGAAAAATCAAAGAACAGGAGGGTTAAACCATGAGTCTCACGGATGATATTTTAATGCATTACGGTATGCCCAGAAGGTCTGGTCGTTATCCTTGGGGTTCGGGTGATAACCCTTATCAACACAGCGGCGATTTTCTCTCTCGTGTGGAAGAACTGAAAAAGTCCAATTTCACCTTTACTGACAAAGATGGAAAAACTTACACAGGAGAAGTAGCCATTGCAAAATCTATGGGCTTGAGTACAACCCAATTTCGTACCCAGATGAGCCTTGCAAAGGATGAACGCCGTTCTGCTGATGTCGCTACGGCTAAGGCTCTTCGTGCTAAGGGTTATAGTTTGAATGAAATCGCTGACAAGATGGGCTTTGCTAACGATTCTTCGGTTCGCTCGCTTTTGAATGAGAGTTCCGAAGCTCGTATGAATCAGGCAAAGCAGACCGCTGAATTTCTGAAAAAACAGATTTCGGAAAAAGGCATGATCGATGTCGGAACCGGAGTTGAAAGAGAGCTTGGTATTTCGAAAGAGAAAATGAACCAGGCTCTTTATATTTTGGAAATGGAAGGCTATCACATCTATGGCGGTGGTGTCCCTCAGGTAACAAACCCTGGTAAGCAAACAAACATCAAGGTTCTCTGCCCTCCAGGAACAGAGCATAAAGAGATTTATAATTTTGAGAATGTTCATTCTGTCAGAGACTATGTGTCTCATGATGACGGCGAGACTTTCGATAAGTTCGTCTATCCAAAAAGCATGGATTCAAGTCGCTTGAAAATCCGTTATGCAGAAGACGGCGGAATTCAGAAAGACGGTGTCATTGAAATTCGTCGCGGTGTAGATGACTTGTCTCTTGGTGATTCCCATTATGCTCAGGTTCGCATTCTGGTGGATGGTAATAGATATTTGAAAGGAATGGCTGTCTATTCTGATGATCTTCCTGATGGTGTGGATGTAATGTTCAATACCAATAAGAAAAAAGGCACCCCGACATCGGATGTTCTGAAGAAGGTCAAGGATGACCCTGACAATCCGTTTGGTTCACTTATCAAAGCCGGTGGGCAGAGCTATTACATCGATGCTGATGGCAAACGACAGCTTTCCCTTATCAATAAGCGTGCTGAAGAGGGCGACTGGGGCGAATGGGCGGATAAACTCCCCTCCCAGTTTCTTTCTAAGCAGAGTTTGAGTCTGGTCAATAAACAGCTGAACTTGGCGGCATCTGATAAGATGGCTGAATTTGATGAAATCTGCTCGCTGACAAATCCGACGGTCAAAAAATCATTACTGAAATCCTTTGCAGATGATTGTGACTCTGCTGCTGTGCACCTTCAGGCAGCTGCTCTTCCTCGTCAGAAATATCAGGTGATTCTGCCCATTACTTCGATGAAAGACAATGAAGTGTATGCTCCGAATTATAAGAATGGTGAGACAGTAGCTCTGGTTCGGTATCCACATGGCGGAACTTTTGAGATTCCTATCTTGACAGTGAATAACAAGCAGGCAGAGGCTCGCCGAATCCTTGGCAACACCCCTAAAGATGCCATCGGTATTAACAGTAAGGTTGCAGAACGGCTTTCAGGTGCTGACTTTGATGGTGATACTGTCATGGTCATCCCCTGTAATTCTGGTAAAAGTAAGGTCAAGATTACTTCCACTCCTCCTCTGAAGGGGCTTGAAGGATTTGACCCAAAATTAGAGTATGGCGGAAAACCTGCTGGCACTTTCAAGCCTATGAAGAACACACAGAAAGAGATGGGTGTCATTTCTAATCTGATTACCGACATGACTTTGAAGGGAGCTACGCAGGATGAGCTTGCAAGAGCAGTTCGTCATAGCATGGTAGTTATCGATGCTGAAAAACACAAGTTGGATTACAAGCAAAGTGAGATCGACAATGGCATCAGCTCTTTGAAAAAGAAGTATCAGGGTACAGTTGATGAGGATGGAAGATACCATGAGGGTGCTTCGACTCTGATTTCCCGTGCTAAGTCTGAGACTTCCATTATCAAGAGGCAAGGTAGCCCAAAAATCGACGAAAAAACTGGTGAATACATATGGAAAGATGTAGATGACCCTGTTTATGTCGATAAGCGAACTGGCAAGGTCAAAGAGCGTACTCAGCCCAGCACTAAGATGGCCGAGGCAAAGGATGCCTATACCCTGGTCTCTGAAGCTGATACCCCCGTGGAGCGCGCTTATGCAAGCTATGCCAATAAGATGAAAGCCCTGGGTAATCAGGCTCGTCTTGAGATCCTCTCCACCGGAAAAGTACCCTACTCCGCCACTGCAAAAGAGGCCTATCAAGCTGAAGTTGACTCTTTGAATGCTAAGCTTAATGTAGCTTTGAAGAATGCGCCAAGAGAAAGACAGGCTCAGACTATGGCTAATGCGGTAGTAGCTGCTAAAAAACAGGACAACCCGGATATGACAAAGGGCGAACTCAAGAAAGCAAGCCAGCAGGCACTTACTCAAGCTCGTGCCTCTGTTGGTGCAAAGCGAGAGACCATCAAGATCACAGACCGTGAATGGGAAGCAATTCAGGCTGGTGCTATCAGTGAGAATAAGCTTACCCAAATCATTGACAATGTGGACATTGACAGTCTTAGACAGCGCGCAACACCGAGAGCAACAACTACTCTCAGCACTGCAAAGCAGAATAAGATTGCTTCGATGAATGCTTCTGGCTACAGTACATCGGAAATTGCTGAAGCTCTTGGTATTTCAACAAGCACAGTGTCTAATTACTTGAATTGAAAGGAGTGACTGGCATGAATGGTTCTTGTGCCCTTACCACATTTGACAACCCTTACGATCCATTTGAACAGTTCTCCGATTGGTTCCTGTTTGATGTAGAAAAGGGTTACAACACTTGCGCTTATCTCGACAGAATTGCTCACACTTCTGACCAATTCTCTGAAGAAGAAAACAATCAAGAGATTGAAAGAGCAATTGACGAGATCATTCGTTATGACTTCATGAACATTTACAAGAAAGTGAAGAGAACAAAGACAACGAAATCAGATAAGGCTTGAACTATAGGTTGAGGTCTAACACTCTTTGAATAAAATTTTTGTTTTCTTTTCTGAAAATATTTGAACTTGAAGTCAGCATAAACAAATTATCACTTGATCTGCACTACTGCCGCTGGGCTTAAAGGCATGGGGAGGGGGTCTCCAAAATCGCACCCCCTACCTCATCGCGGCGGTCTTAAAAAAATCTCCGGAGGGATATTTTGGGAATGGGGCTTACCCCCTCGGGTGCAGTATTTGAACGAGCTTACAGGGTTGAAGCATTTTCCGTAAAGTGTGAACATCTCTTTTCATGTTTCTTTTCTCCTTTCGGTGATTGGCGAAAATTCAGCTCTGTAAGTTCTTTCAAATACTGCACCTATTCTCACCTAAAAGAGTATCAGTTTGGACAGAAAGTGCAGCACAAGTATGCGGATATGGCGGAACTGGCAGACGCAATAGACTCAGAATTTATTGGAGGTAACTCCGTGCAGGTTCAACTCCTGTTATCCGCACCAAATTTTTAAGAGAGGAGGCAGTGCTAATGCCCAAAGGTAAAGCTGCAAGCTCTTCCGACTCAAATAGCCCATTGAGACCACCGACATCTCTCGAAGCGCAAGAGAACTTAATGATTTCTTTGGCGGTTCAATGTGCTGAAAAGCAGCTCAGAGACGGAACTGCTTCTTCTCAGGTCATAACGCATTATTTGAAACTTGGTTCCAGTAAGGAACGAATCGAAAAGGAGATTCTGGAGAAGCAGAAAGAGCTTATCGAAGCGAAGACCAAGAATCTAAATTCCAATAGTGAAGCCAAAGAGTTGTATAACAAGGCTCTTGAAGCGTTTAGGAGATATTCAGGTGCAGGCTGTGATGACGATGAGTATTAAAACATATTCTGAACTAATTACACTGCCGACATTTGAAGAACGGTTTTGCTATTTGAAATTCGATGGCTCTGTTGGGAAAGAGACTTTCGGTTTTAAGCGCTGGCTGAACCAAGAGTTCTACCATTCCGACAAGTGGTTGAAATTCAGAGATGAAATTATTATTCGTGATGAAGGTTGTGATCTCGGTGTACCTGGTTATGAGATCTTCGGCTCAATATTGATTCATCATCTGAATCCGATCACCTATGAAGACCTTTTGAATCAGAGCCCATGCGTCTTTGACCCGGAGAATGTGATCTGCACTAAGTTGAATACACATAATGCTATTCACTATGGTGATGAGAGTTTGTTACTTCTCCCTCCAGTACAGCGCACACAAAATGATACATGCCCCTGGCGAAAACAATGAAAGGAGAAAATTTCAATGACAAAGGAAATCTATGAAAACTCTGTTCTTAATGATTCGACTGAAGCCATTGAGAAACGGGAAACGGAGTTTTGCGAAGACGCTGCTCGAAATGTGATCGGTGTTGTTACTGATTGCCTGAAGCTGAACATTCGTGAAAAGCCGACTAAGGATTCCAGAGTAGTAACGGTTGTGACCTGTCTTGACGAATTGGAAATTGACATGGGCGATTCCAATGATGATTGGTACGCTGTCTGCACTGCTGCCGGCATCGAAGGATTCTGTATGAAGAAATTTGTAGCCGTCAGGCAGTAAGGAGAACGCGATATGGATAGTATACTGACATCGATTAAAAAGCTGCTCGGAATTGCTGAAGAGTATGAGCACTTTGACCCGGACATCGTAATGTACATCAATTCGGCATTCTCGGTCTTGACGCAGCTCGGTGTCGGTCCTGAAGAAGGATTCCGTATCGAAGATGCAAGTAAGACCTGGTCTGAATTCTTGTATGATGATCCTCGTCTTGAATTTGTAAAAACTTTTATCTACCTGAAGGTAAAACTGACATTTGATCCGCCTTTAAGCTCAGCCGTCATGGAAGCAATCAACCGACAGATCAGCGAGCTCGAATGGCGAATCAATGTAACAGTTGATCCGGATTAAAAACGAGAGGAGGATTTCAAAATGGATAATACAGCACTTTCCCATCATGGCATCATCGGCATGAAATGGGGCGTCCGGCGCTATCAGAACAAAGATGGCACTCGTACCGCAGCCGGAAAGAAAAGAGAAAGTTCTTCTAACTCTGATGCTTCTGCTCATGAAGACTATAGTAAAGCTCATAGCAGTAAGAGCGTTAAGTCTATGAGTGATGCAGAGCTTCGTAACCGACTGAATCGTCTTCAGATGGAGAAACAGTACAGTCAATTGTCTTCGACTGATGTGAATCGTGGAAAGGAATATGTATCAAAAACTCTGAAAGTTGCCGGAACAATTGCAACCGCTACTTCGACCGCCTTAACCATTTACAATAACTACGGCAAGATCAAAGAAATTGTAAACGGTATGGCTAAGAAAGCTGGCTAAGGAGGTACTTATGGCATTATCAAACACTGCCGTTCCCAAGTATTATGGTATGTTTCGTGATGCCGTGATTCGAGGGGAAATCCCAGTCTGCAAAGAGATCTCTATGGAAATGAACCGTATCGATGATCTCATCGCTAATCCGGGTGTGTACTATGATGACCAAGCTGTTGAGGGATGGATCGCTTATTGTGAGTCCGAACTTACTCTAACAGATGGCTCTGACCTTAGTCTATTGGATAGCTTCAAACTTTGGGGTGAACAGATCTTTGGTTGGTACTATTTTGTTGAGCGAAGCGTGTATCAGCCGAATCCAGATGGTCACGGTGGGCACTATGTTCGCAAGAATGTGAAAAAAAGGCTAATTAACAAACAGTATTTGATCGTTGCACGAGGCGCCGCTAAATCAATGTACGGCTCAACCTTGCAGGGTTACTTTCTGAATGTTGATACTTCTACTACTCATCAGATCACCACCGCCCCCACAATGAAGCAAGCGGAGGAGGTCATGTCCCCTCTTCGCACAGCTATCACTCGTTCAAGAGGACCGCTGTTTCAGTTCTTGACAGAAGGCTCTTTACAAAACACAACGGGTTCCAAAGCGAATCGCACAAAGTTAGCCTCTACAAAAAAGGGCGTTGAAAACTTCCTTACGGGTTCTCTTCTTGAGGTCAGACCAATGAGCATCAATAAACTCCAGGGTCTACAAATCAAGGTCGCAACCGTTGATGAGTGGCTTTCCGGTGACATTCGAGAGGACGTTATCGGTGCAATTGAACAGGGTGCATCCAAGGTGAATGACTACATCATCGTTGCAATCAGCTCGGAAGGTACGGTTCGTAACGGAAGCGGCGACACTATCAAAATGGAGTTGATGGACATCCTTAAGGGTGACTACATCAATCCCCATGTTTCCATTTGGTGGTATAAGCTTGACTCCATTGATGAAGTAGGAGACCCGGAAATGTGGCTCAAGGCTAATCCGAATCTCGGAAAAACCGTAAGCTATGAAACTTATCAGCTTGATGTTGAACGAGCTGAAAAAGCTCCAGCTGCCCGAAACGATATTCTCGCAAAGAGATTTGGGCTGCCTATGGAGGGCTACACCTATTACTTCACTTATGAAGAAACTCTTCCGCATCGAAAGAGGGACTACTGGCAGATGCCTTGTTCTCTCGGTGCAGACTTATCACAGGGCGATGACTTCTGCGCATTTACATTCTTGTTCCCTCTGCCAAATGGTTCTTTTGGTATCAAGACGCGAAACTATATTACCTCTACAACTTTAATGAAGCTGCCTGCTGCTATGAGGATCAAATACGATCAATTCATGGCGGAGGGCAGTTTAATTGTTTTAGAGGGTGCCGTACTTAATATGATGGATGTCTATGAAGATTTGGATAACCATATTCAGGAGTGCGGATATGATGTTCGATGTCTTGGGTTTGACCCTTATAACGCAAAAGAATTTGTAGCGAGATGGGAATCTGAAAACGGTCCGTTTGGAATTGAGAAAGTTATTCAGGGTGCTAAAACCGAATCAGTTCCACTTGGAGAACTGAAAAAGCTTTCTGAAGAAAGAATGCTTATCTTCGATGAGGACCTTATGACCTTCGCTATGGGTAACTGCATTACCCTTGAAGATACAAACGGAAACCGTAAACTTTTGAAGAAGCGATATGAGCAGAAAATCGATGCTGTTGCGGCAATGATGGATGCTTATATTGCTTATAAACTCAATCGAGATGCATTTGAATAAGGAGGTGGTCAAGTTGGATGAGATGTATCATCACGGTATTCTCGGTCAGAAATGGGGTGTTCGCCGTTTCCAGAACAAAGATGGAACTTTGACCGCCGCAGGTCAAAAGCGTTTGGAAAAGAAAGACGCAAAGTGGGCTCATAAAAACCACGACAAAATCGTATCTAAAGCCCGCAAAGATGTTTCCAAAGAACTCGATCAGTATGCCAATCAACTATTGAAAAATCCTTCTTCCGTGACATCGAAAGGTAAAATCAGTTCTTCGGCTATCAATTCCTATAATCGGAAGATGGCTGAACTGATGAATGAGTCCGTCAAGAATGTTACCGCACCTTCAGGGCGTGTCGTTCAATTCGTTGCAAAACGAGGTGAAGTCGGCGTGCATATGGCTCTGGCTGACAGAGGCTATGATATGCAGCAGCTGAAGAATGGTATCTGGGCTTCCGGTCGAGTTGCCTATAAGAAGAAAAATGTTGATATGGTTTAAGGAGGTGATGATTCAAAATGGAGATGTCTTTTGGTTCCAGACTGAAACATGCTTGGAATGCGTTTACTGGTAATGTTCAAACGAATTACCGGGATTTCGGTATGAGCTACTCATATCGAGCTGACAGACCAAGAATGTCCAGAGGCAACGAAAGATCAATCGTCACATCGGTTTATAACCGAATTGCGCTTGATGTTGCGGCCCTGAATGTTCAGCATGTTCGGTTGGACGAAAATGGGCGTTTTCTTTCGGTCATCGATGACGGATTGAATAATTGCCTCACTTTGGAAGCGAATGTCGATCAGACGGCACGGTCGTTCGTTCAGGATGTAGTTATCTCTATGTTTGATGAAGGAAGCGTGGCTATTGTTCCGGTCGATACAACGACTGATCCTAATGTGTCCGGTTCGTATGACATTCAGTCTCTTCGTGTCGGACAAATTTTGGATTGGTATCCGCAATATATTCGTACTCGTGTGTACAACGAACAGACGGGCAGAAAAGAAGATATTGTAGTGCCAAAAAGTGCAGTGGCTATCATTGAGAATCCGCTGTACGCAGTTATCAATGAACCGAACTCAACTATGCAGCGGCTCATTCGTAAACTTAACCTACTTGATGTCATTGATGAACAAAGTGGATCTGGAAAACTCGATTTGATTATTCAGCTCCCCTATGTCATCAAGACAGAAGCAAGGCGTCAACAGGCCGAAAATCGGCGTAAAGATATAGAAAACCAGTTGTCAGGTTCAAAGTATGGTATTGCTTATACTGATGGTACCGAGCATATCACACAGTTGAATCGTTCCGTGAACAACAACCTGATGTCCCAGATTGAATACTTGACGAGCATGCTATACAGCCAGTTGGGGATCACTCAGAGCATTTTGGATGGAACAGCGGACGAGAAGACAATGCTGAACTACAACAACCGGACAATCGAGCCGATCATTTCCGCTATTGTTGATGAGATGAAACGAAAGTTTCTGACCAAAACTGCCCGATCACAACGACAGTCGATTTCGTTCTTCAGAGATCCGTTTAAGTTGGTTCCTGTTAATGAAATCGCTGAAATTGCTGACAAATTCACGAGAAATGAAATCATGACTTCGAATGAAATTCGTCAGGTCGTTGGTATGAAACCTTCTGATGACCCAAGAGCAGACGAACTCAGGAATAAGAATCTGAGTGAACCGTCCGGCTCCGATCAGCAGTCGGAAGAAGCACCAATCACCACAGACAATTCAGTTGAAGAGTCAGCAAGTGATTTGGACGACAAAATCTCTAAGCAAAAATCGAAAAAGTAAGGAGGAAATTCAAAATGAGTAGACCTTTTTCGGTTGAGGCTTGTGATTTCAGCGGCTGGGCAACCCGAAATGACCTTAAGTGTTCCGATGGGCGAGTAATTCGTCGGGACGCCTTTAAGAATAACGACGGTATTAAAGTCCCGCTGGTCTGGAATCATCAGCACAACAGTCCTCGTGATGTTCTCGGTCATGCATGGCTTGAGAACCGTGAGGAAGGTGTTTACACCTATGGCTTCCTCAATGACACCGCTGACGGTGAAATTGCGAAAGTCCTTATCAAGCATGGTGACATTTGCGCTCTGTCCATTTACGCCAATCAACTTCAGCAGGCTGGTCCTGATGTACTGCATGGTTGTATTTGTGAGGTGAGTCTTGTGCATAAGGGTGCTAATCCTGGTGCATTTATTGACTCTATGCTGAAGCATGGTGAAATGTCCGATGATGAAGCTATCATCTATACCGGAATGCCTCTTTGCCTTTCCCATTCTGCCGAGTCTAAGGATGAGCAGAAAGAGGAGGAAAAGAAGGAGAATACCAAAGAGGACAAGCCTGCCGAAAGCAAGGAAGAGAAGAAGGACGATGAAGAGACGGTTGCTGATGTAATCGACTCTATGTCCGAAAAGCAGCAGAACGTCATGTATGCACTTATTGCACAGGCTCTCGAAGGTGAACCTGAAAAGGAATCCAAAGATGATTCCGATAACAAATCTGAATCCAATAAGGAGGATAACACAATGAAACATAATGTCTTTGACAACGATCAGCAGAAGAAGACCGAGGTTCTGTCTCACGCTGACCAGGCAAGCATCATTTCCATGGCTAAGTCCAACAGCGTCGGCAGTCTTCGTACTGCTATGGATATCTATGTGGAGCAGAATCCTGACAGCGTTCTGGCTCACGGCATCGATGGTATCGAAACTCTGTTTCCTGAGTACAAAGATGTCCGTCCCGGTGCTCCTGAACTGCTCACTACTGACCAGGGTTGGGTAAACGAGGTTCTGAAGAAGGTTCATAAGAGCCCTATCTCCCGTATCCGTACCCGTCAGGCTGACCTGCGTAACATTGAGGCTCTTCGTGCCAAGGGTTACAAGAAGGGCACTCAGAAGGGTTATGTCGGCAACATCCAGCTGCTCCACAGAACTACCGATCCTCAGACCGTGTATGTGAAGAGCAAGCTTGACCGTGACGACATCATCGATATTCAGGACTTTGATGTGGTGCAGTACCTGTACGGCATCGACCGTATGAATCTGAACGAGGAGCTGGCAACGGCTATCATGATCGGCGATGGTCGTGAGGTTGGTGCTGACGGTAAGATTGCTGAGGATAAGATCCGCCCGATCTGGCTGGATGACGAGCTGTACACCATTCATGCTGATGTCGACATTGCCGGCATGAAGAGCACGCTTCAGGGCACCAACACTTCCGCTAATTTCGGCGAGAATTACATTTATGCAGAAGCCGTGATCCAGTCTCTGTTGTACGCTCGTGAGAAGTATAAGGGCTCTGGCACTCCCGACTTCTACTGCACGCCTCATCTGGTCAATGTCATGCTGCTTGCCCGTGACCTGAATGGTCGCCGCATCTATGACAAGGTCAGTGATCTGGCTGCGGCTCTGAATGTCGGTCAGATCATTACGGCGGAGCAGTTCGAGGGTAAGACTCGTACTACTACGGACAGCAAGACCAAGAAGCTTCTGGGTCTTATGGTCAACCTGGCTGACTATTCTCTTGGCGCTACCAAGGGCGGTGAAATCACTCACTTCACTGATTTCGACATCGACTTCAACCAGGAGAAGAGCCTGCTGGAGACTCGTTGCTCCGGTGCTAACACTCGTGTTATGTCCGCTATTGCTCTGGAAGAGGATGTCACTGATCGCCCTTAACGAGTCTCACGGTTGAACCTGCGGACGGTGAGACGGAATTGCTCGGTAAAACCGCAGCAGATTTGCAGGAGAATGTTGCAATCTCCGGTAGAGAAATTACCGGTACGCTGAAGCTGGTCACCGATTACACGGGATTCAGCAGTGCGACCGATGAGCAGAGTGGTAACTATCTCGCTCTGCATGTAACTCAGGAACCGGAAGATGCAACGGTTACAGTGGAACTGATTGGCGGTAAGAATGGAGCAGTCGAACTGGACGACGATGGTTTGATTGTGCTGAAGATCGCCGATACGGCAAAGCAGTCGGTAAAGGTTACTGTCACCAATGGTGAAGATACCGCCACAAAGACTTATAGTCTTAAGGGACTGACCTTGGCGACTGAGTAAGGAGTGAAAATTCAAAATGGCTAAATTTTATGGAGTAATTGGCTACGCTGTAACAGAAGAGACTAAGCCGGGCGTTTGGACAGAGAAAATCATCGAGCGTATGTACTATGGTGATTTAACTCGTAACACTCGTAGGCTTCAGTCTGCGGAACAACTCAACGACAACATCAATGTTGCGAATGAGATCAGTATCGTAGCCGATCCATTTGCCAATGAGAATTTTCATTCGATGAGGTATGTTGAGTTTATGGGTGCTAAATGGAAGGTGACAAGCGTTGAAGTTCAGTACCCAAGACTTATACTGACTGTGGGAGGTGTATACAATGGCGAGCAGGCTTGATCTGCAAACTTTCCTGGAAGAACTCCTTGAAAGCAAAAATGTGTATTTTCAACCTCCTGAGTCGGTAAAAATGAAATACCCCGCTATCGTTTATGCACTTGATGACATCGAAAATGTGCACGCCGATAACGAGGTTTATTCATCTCACAGACATTATTCGGTCACAGTCATTGACTCTGATCCGGATAGTGAGCTTGTCGGTAAGGTGGTTGCTATACCTACCTGCCGATTCGAACGATATTATACAAGCGAGAATCTGAATCACTGGAATTTCTCGCTCTATTTCTGATAAGGAGGAATATCTTTATGTCCAAAATCATTTGGGATAAAACTGGTGAACGCCTGTATGAAACTGGCTGTGACCATGGCGTTCTCTATCCGATGCAGCCCGGCGGCGTTTACAACAAGGGCGTTGCATGGAATGGTCTGACTGCCGTTACCGAGAGTCCTTCCGGTGCTGAGGCTTCCCCGATTTACGCCGATAACATCAAGTATGTGAACCTGGTTTCCAACGAGGAGTTCGGCGCTACCATCGAGGCATATATGTACCCCGATGAGTTTGCTGAGTGCGATGGTTCTGTTGAGATCATGCCTGGTATGTATGCCGGTCAGCAGTCTCGTAAGACTTTCGGTTTGGCATATCGCACCATTCTGGGCAATGATACCGATCTGAACGATTACGGCTACAAGCTGCATCTGGTCTACGGCTGTCTGGCTGCTCCTTCCGAGAAGGGTTACAGTACGGTCAACGACAGCCCTGAGGCGGCTACTCTGTCCTGGGAGATTAGCACTACTCCTGTCTCCATCAACAAGCTGGTCAACGGTAAGAAGCTGAAGCCGACTGCTACGCTGACCTTTGACTCCACTAAGTTCAGTGCCGAGTTCATGACCCAGCTGGAAGAAATCCTGTATGGTAAGGACCCGACTACCACTGGCGGTAACGATGGTGTCGAGCCTCGCCTGCCTCTGCCCGATGAGATTATTGAACTGTTCGATAAGACTCAGAATCCGGAGGGCTAATCTCTAAAATCATGGAGCCGTATTCAGGTAAGCTGGCGGCTCCAACTTTTTTAATTTGAAAGGAGAAAATTTCAATGACTAAGGAAACTATCACTTATACCGATCTGAACGGTGTTCAGAGAACCGAAGATTTTTACTTCGACCTGTCTAAGCCTGAAATCGTAAAGATGCAGGCGAGCGCTAAAGGTGGCTACGATGTTCAGCTTAAGAGTATCGCTGCCAGTCCGAATGGTGCGCTTATTATGGAGTTCTTCGAGAACTTTATTAAGACCGCTTATGGTGAGAAGAGCGATGATGGCAGACGCTTCATGAAGTCCGAGGAGATTTCCAGAAGCTTTATGGAAACTCCCGCTTACGAGGTACTGTTCGAAAAGCTCGTCACCGATGCCGGTGCTGCATCCGAATTTGTAAATCGTGTGATGCGTGCTAACGGCAATAAGCAGGCTGCACCCATCGCATCTAATTAAAGAAAGCTCGGAGGACTAAGGAATGCTGAAAATTACTGTGCCGGCTGCCGAGTTTTGGGATGAAATTCACGAGGAATTTATCTACAAGAAAGAGCAGACTTTGCAGTTGGAGCATTCCTTAGTCTCTCTTTCAAAATGGGAAAGTAAATGGAACAAGGCATTTCTCGGTAAGCAAGAAAAAACTGATGAGGAGATTCTTGATTATGTACGATGCATGACTTTGACCCAGAATATCGATCCCGAAGTATATACTCGGCTGTCTGCTGAAAACTATGCCGCCATCAATGCGTATATCGAGGCACCAATGACTGCAACTTGTTTCGTTGAAGATAAGCAAGCCAGAGGTCACAAGGAAACGGTTACATCTGAGCTTATTTATTACTGGATGATTTCTTATAACATTCCTGTAGAGTTTCAAAAATGGCATTTGAATAGGCTGTTGACTCTCATACGGGTGTGCAATGTCAAGAATTCTCCACCTAAGCGAAGAAGCAAGCGTGAAATGTGGAATCGGAATGCAGCCATCAATGCCGCCAATCGAAAACGCTTTGGTTCTAAGGGGTGATTGAATGAACAGACGATGCCGAAAATGCTTTTTTAAGAAGGTTTGCCATAAAAAGCCATCTTATAAAGCATGGCTGAAAACTTATACCAAAAAAGCAGTTACAGCGATTCTTGTTATTGCATTGATCGATCTGCAACTGTCTTATGTACTTGCATTTATGGGGCAGGTACAAATTGCAGAGTCTCTTTCCAGCACTATCGCCACCACAATTGTGGGTGTTATGGTTGGCTATTTTCTGAAGGCCTTGTTTGAAACTTTCTTTGAAAAAAGAGAAGAGAGATTGAACAAAGAAAGCGAGTCTGCTGAAAATACGAATTATGAGGAGGTTTAGTTATGCCTATCAGTTTTTTGACTACAGCACTGTTGATCGTATCTGTTATCACAAATCTGACAGTGGAGGGCATTAAGAAGTTGCTTGATGGAACGAAGGTCAAGTATTCTTCCAATGTTCTTGCGGCTATTTTATCCGTCCTGATCGCCTGTGCTGTCAGTGTAATTTACCTTAACATGACTGACACCGTCTTCACCATGAAGATCGGAGTTGAGATCGTTGTTCTGATGTATCTGGGCTTCTTGATCTCTACGGTTGGCTATGACAAGGTGATTCAGATGTTGAAGCAGATTCAAAGCGTGAAGGAGGAAACAAAAAATGAGTAACAGTCCTCTGGTATCCTATACCAAGTTGAGCCCGAATCATTCCGGGCAGAGAACTCATGCCGTTGACCGTATTACACCTCATTGCGTAGTCGGTCAGTGCTCGGTAGAAACCCTGGGCAATATTTTTGCTCCGACTTCCCGGCAGGCTTCTTGTCAGTACGGTATCGGTGTAGACGGTCGAGTAGGTATGTATGTGGAGGAGAAGAATCGTTCCTGGTGTTCTTCTTCCAATGCTAACGACCAGCGTGCGATTACAATCGAGTGCGCCAGTGATGCTACACACCCCTATGCATTCAATGATGTTGTGTATGCCAAGCTGATCGAGCTTTGTGCGGACATTTGCAAGCGTTATGGAAAGACCAAGTTGCTGTGGCTCGGTGATAAGACAAAGACTCTGAACTATGAGCCTGCTTCCAATGAAATGGTTCTGACTGTACATCGTTGGTTTGCCAATAAGAGCTGTCCGGGTGACTGGATGTATGCTCGAATGGGTGATCTTGCATCCAAAGTTACAGCGAAGCTCGGAGGTTCTACCGGTGGAAATGATAAGCCGGTCGATAACCAGGTGCTTTATCGGGTTCAGACTGGAGCTTTTGCCAATAAAGCAAATGCTGACGCAATGCTTCAGAAAGTAAAAGCCGCCGGTTTCGATACTTACATGGTCAAGGTCGATAACCTTTACAAGATTCAGGTCGGTGCTTTCAGCAAGAAAGCGAATGCCGATGCAATGGCTGCAAGGCTGAAAGCTGCTGGATTCGATACTTATGTAACAACCAAAAGCGGGACGGCGGTTTCGGCATCTTCAGCCAAGAAAAGCACTGACCAGGTTGCCCGTGAAGTGATTCAGGGGTTGTGGGGTAACGGCGCTGATAGAACTAATCGTCTGAAGGTGGCTGGTTACGATCCTTCCGTGATACAGAATCGGGTTAATCAGCTTCTTAAATAAGGAGGTCCGTGAATGATAAGGTTCAGTCACAAGGGAGACTTCTCTAAAGTTACACGCTTTTTGGAGAGGGCAAAGGAAGTGGTCCATCTCGGAGACCTCGACAAGTATGGCCGAGAAGGGGTCGCCGCTCTTGCGTCTGCAACGCCTGTCGATTCCGGTTTGACCGCCAGTTCATGGTATTACGAAATTGTAAACCGAAATGGATCTGCAAAGATTACCTTTTATAACTCAAATATTCAAAATGGGGTTCCGATCGCGATCATCCTGCAATATGGTCACGGAACCCGTAACGGAGGCTGGGTACAGGGGCGAGATTATATCAATCCTGCTATCCAGCCTATTTTTGACAAAATTGCAAATGAAGCATGGAAGGAGGTTACGAAGCTATGAGTAAAACTATCGACGAAAGAGTCGTAGAAATGCGGTTTGACAATAAGCAGTTTGAGAGCAATGTTCAGACCAGTCTGTCCACCATTGAAAAATTAAAAAAGAGTTTGGATATGGATGGAGCTACAAAGGGTCTTGAAAGCATTGACAGTGCTGCTAAGAAAGTCGATATGTCGGGGCTCGGTTCTGCGGTTGAAACAGTAAAGACTCGATTCTCGGCATTGGAGGTCATGGCTGTAACCGCCCTTGCAAATATCACCAACTCAGTCGTTAATACAGGCAAGCAAATGCTCCATTCCTTGACGATCGAGCCCATCAGTCAGGGTTTTGAAGAATACGAGCTGAAGATGGGGTCAATTCAGACCATCATGATGAGTACGGGTGCTTCTCTTGAAGAGGTAAATAAATATCTCCAAGAACTCAACACCTACTCGGATAAGACCATCTACTCGTTCCAGGACATGACTTCCAACATCGGTAAATTCACCAATGCGGGCGTAGGACTTGAGGATGCAGTTATGGCTATCCAGGGTGTCTCGAATGTTGCCGCCGTTTCCGGTGCCAATACAAATGAGGCGTCCCGTGCCATGTATAACTTTGCTCAGGCTTTGTCTGCCGGTTATGTTAAGCTGATCGACTGGAAATCTATTGAGAACGCTAACATGGCAACTGTTGAATTTAAGACACAGCTTCTTGAATCGGCTGTTGCCTGCGGTACATTAACCAAGACTGCTGACGGAATGTACAAAACAGTCAAGGGTAATGTCATCGATGCTACACATGGCTTCAATGATTCTTTGCAGGATCAGTGGATGACTACAGAAGCTCTTGTTAGCACTCTTCGTGATTACGCCGATGAGACAACAGAAATCGGCGCAAAAGCATTTGCCGCAGCGCAGGATGTTAAGACATTCTCCCAGTTGATGGACACTCTGAAAGAAGCCGTAGGCTCCGGATGGGCAAACACATGGGAAATCCTGTTTGGTGATTTTGAGGAAGCCAAAGAACTTTGGACTGGACTCAGTCAGGTTATCGGTGGATTTATCGATGCCCAAGCGGATGCTCGCAATGAGATGTTGCAA